AGTAATTGGAACATTCAATATAATCGACCAGACTGTCAGCCCGAACTCATTCGCTGTATCTAGATTGAAGACGTTTGTGTACCAGTCTTGTAAGTATTGATCGACGTATGTATCGTAATACTGTTGCTCTGCTAACACAATCTGTTCTAGCGCAGCTGCGTTATTATGTCTCCATATTAACGCGTTGGATATTGTTGCGCTGTAATCGAATTGTCGTACTGTACTCATGCTACGTCTACAACTGTTATATCGCTAGCAGAAACTGTTGCAAGCTGCGTTAGTGGAATTGGAATAGTGACGGGTTGAAAATTCACAACGCTAAGTAGCGTAACTAAGACGTTCAATACTTCAATAGCCGGGGATACACTATTTATAGCAGATGTTGCAGTAAATGGCGACACGTCGACACCAATACCAAGCTTTCCGAGCGCTGGTATATTTCCGACTGCATAGTCTAAAATAGCTTGTCGCGTTATGCTTTGTGCATTCGATACTCCATTACTGTTAATAGTGACTTGATACGCAACAGGCACAGCCGCTGGTCGGTCAAATAAAATAGTGTTCGGTTGACCGTTGTACGGATCTATCACATTAATTGACACACCTGTTGCAGGTGGTATGTTATCTTGCCACGGCGCACCAAAATTTTTCGACGCGTTTAGCTGTTCTGCTATTTGAGTGTCATCGCCGCCACTCACACAAACCCACACACTGTTTGCGTTGAGTAGCACACCGTCTATGATCTGCGGTGAGTTAGAGTCATTATCGCGCGATACGACGTCAAAAACGCCCGGTTGCAGCGCAACCCCTGAGACTATCGCCTCTCGCCCCGCAGCGGCTTGGAATGCTAGTGTATTGTTGCGTGTAATGCGCAATTGTGGGTCTGACTCGACCGGCTCCCCCGGCGTCGCAGCGACAGTATTAGTAACAGTTTCCCAGCCTGCAATCGGCACATCTATAGAAAGACTGTCGACAGGGCACGCTACTTCGCCTCGCTCGACTGCGATAAAAGGTACAGTAATACTGCCGAGCGCGGGAATTGCTACACTTGCAGTTGTCTGAAAGCGATCTCCTTGCGGTGTCACTGCAAGTGATCCTGCGGGTATTAGTGTGCCAGGCACGCCAGTCACAGTTGGGTTTACAGAGAATGTAGAGAACGTGCCAGGGCTTCGTTGAATGCCGCTAAGCGCGCATATAGCGTCTAAAAATACGCCTTCGCTCACATTGGGGTTTATCTGATTAACAGCGTTAGCGACCGCTGACACCGCGCCTACGCGCTCTGCCGTTTGTACACTAATTAACACCCCTTGTGGCGATTCGTCGCCTAGGTATAAATCGTCGCCCAGAGCTGTCAAGTACGTCTGTTGAACTTCAGATTTTATCTGTGAAGTGTCAACAACAACGATACCGGTGTTGTCGATAGGATTATAGGGTGAACTCATTATTTAGTGCCACAAGGCCGTATATTGTTGATATTCTCGCGTCGTAAATTAAACGATTGTCTTCAGTTATTTCAGTATCAAAACGTGCTACATCAATCACACCATCGAGCTGCAGTATTGCTTGTCGACAGAAAAATTGATACTGCAATTGATTCGGTACGCCGTCCCACAGCGTCGGCTCAGTCGGTATGCCCTCGTCAGCAAGATACTGCATTTCTCCGCGCTGTCGTTCGATAACGCTACGTGCTAATTGCACGAGTGCGTCTTGATTGCTAGCTAGCGCTAGATTATTCAGATCATCGACTACGAAATCATTCGTAGAACTTTCTGCAAATGTCATCATATTAGCTTGCTGTGTTAGTCGAACTTGCGCTTGTTATTGTACCGCTTACGACTACAGGTGAGGTAGGCAAATTTTCGGAACCTCCTATCGAGCCGATAGGAATCGTCACTTGCACAGAATCGCCGAGCCTGGCTATGCCTGGCGAGCCGCCCGTGTTACCGAGATTCGTCGCGCCGGTCGTGTTAGTCGTTGGCGCGTCAATTGTTACTAAATTATTTGACGCAAGTTTTATTCTATCTTCAAATAATACGATGCGCTGCGTTGCGTCTGTTGTTTGTAACAATACTAGACTAGCATTATCACTTGAGTCAATTGTCCAATCTGCTAACGAATCGGGAATAAAAAACGCGTCTGAAAAGTTATGCTTGCGTAAAGTCTGCGGCGGCGACTCTGCAAGCGATTCGATGAATATTGATATATCTCTATCGCTTGCTTTTAGCCAGCCGAGGTCACCTGGTTTTAAATTGAATGCAAGCACCCCAATCGACGAACCGAACGCAAAACAGTGCACGTTATTAATCTGCGGACGACTCAGTACTGTGCCGTCTGTGCGCAAGCGCTGAATTATTGGTCGCACATTTGCTGTGTTAGTAGCACGATCATACGATACTACAACTGCGGGTAAGCAGTCGTCAAGTTGTGATACAAACTTATCCCATGTTTCACTAAACGTCCCAGCTAGCGTGCTGTTAGCAGGGTTTTTTGAATTAATTGTAACGCTCATGTAAACGGCCTGCGCGCACGCAATCTGTAGTAAAAAGGTTGCTCTCGATTAGCTAAGTCAAAGTCTAGCTCGTAAATCGTATACTCGCCGTCCGCAGCCGGGTATTCTGCAGTACTTAATTCTATACGCGAGCCGAGAACTACGTCTGGTGTGTAAAGAACTGTGCACTCTACACCGTAAGCGTCAAAGCTGGGTTTTCCAATAAGCCCTGTGCTCTGCGATAAGAAAAAAAGCGTCGATGATGGTCGTGAATTATTTATCGATTGCACGACTATCGCCGAGTCATCTATGTATACGTCGATATTCGGATATAGCTTGTTTAATGTATCAATCTGATTACCAACGCTTCCAGAAAATTGATAATTAGTTAGCGTGAACTCCGGTGCTGCATACTCTAGCGCAAGCCCGAGCTCATCTGCAAGCTGCTGCGCGACAGAGCGCAGCGAGCTTACGGGTGTTGCTTGAACGCCTATCGCCTGCCCTTGCTGAAACCTCGACGCCTGTGCATTTATTACAAGCCAGATATCCGGTGGTTGCGTCTCTGTAACTGTCGTGATGTTGCCCGCGTATACTGTCGAGAGTCCGTAACTTTGTCTGCCGGCTTCGACTATGATTCTATTTAGAAGCAAGTTAGCGATTCTGTTAAAAGGTGTACCGACAGTTAACAGATAATCGCGTGTAGTTTTATCTACGTTTGCTATGCGTATCTCGCACGTATTATGTAGTGCCGATGCAAACTTTTTTCCCGTTGCGCGTATAGCTAGATCGCGATAAGTTCGCGATACATTGTCTTCTATCTCTATAGTTACACTCAACAAACGCGGATCGAGTGTTGGCATTACGACAACTCATCAGAAAAGTAGTATACTAAAAATTGCGTAACGCCAAATTGCGTATAGACAGGTATCTCATCATTTTGCGTTATGATGCCAAAGTCTCCGCCGCTACCGCGCAAATAGTCATACTCTATTAATAGCGCACCCGCGGGACAAACACGACTAGATTGTAATTGCGTTCCGTTTCTCGCTATGTCTATAGCTATGTTCGTGTTAACTACATGTAAACGAAGCTTATACACTTGCTGCTCAGCGTTAAAATCGAGAGACTGGTTGGGTATTGCTTCTATCGGAACTATGACAGCCATTTTTATTCGTTAAAATATCCACTTAAGCTGCCTGTTAAATTATCAAGTAACGCCGCGGCAGCTGATTGTTGTGTTTGTGTTGGCGGTGTTGATTGTAGCACACCTCTATCTTTAGTATCGACTTGCACCTCGTTTATTGGTGAAAAAACGCCGACAATCGGTATCGCAAAACGTGTCTCTTGAAGTTTTACAATCAGCACAATGCCGTTAAACACATCTACAGTTTCTTGATGAGGCAGTGCATAAATTAACAGATTAGTAAATAAATTTGCTCGCGTTTGCAGTGCTAGTAATCGTCTTGATTGCTGATACGCTAACAGTGTTGAGTATGTATTACGCAACACGCTCTGTGATGGCGCATTGAAACCGATTTCAAACTCACTAAACGACGTATTTTTATTTGTTATGATTAGCGCAAGCTCGATATCGACAGGCTCGTCGATAACGTGATCTGATAGTACAGTACCGTTTGCGAGCGGGTGACTAAAAATGCGCGAGCGCGTATTGATAGACGCTTTCATTATATTCGCGTTAGTAACGATCGGCTGCCCCGGTATGCCACTATCGTCTTGCGCATAAAGCGCAACGACATCGCTACCAAATTTTGATATAAAGCTCTGAAGTCCGAGCTGACCGAGACTCATGCTAAAAGCCCGTCGTCAAAGTTATCTACCGCGTTTTCAGTTTGTCGTCGCAGCTCATCAGCTATGTTGTTTGCGATGTCACTAACATCAGTTGCTTGCGTGTTGACGTCTATTCTATCTATAGAAATATTGAACTGACGTGTTGCCGCACCCAGGTTTTTCTCAAGTAGTGTTGTATTTGAGATGCTTGTTAGCGGATTAACATCTGCTGCACGCAAGCTATCGTTAGCGATAGCTAACGCATCTTCTAGCGTGTCATCACTTTTGCCGCCGAACTTTCTGCGTATGAAAAACTGCAAAAATGATGAGATATTTTTTGTTTTCTCCCACCCTGATTCAAGTAAAGAGAAAAATTTACTTAACGCATCAGATACGAAATTTATTGCATCGCCGAGCAGCGGCCATCTTTCTATCGCTCGTCCGATAATGCTATCGCCTCCCGCAAGATACGTTTTTATATCATCATATGCAAGCGCAAAAAGCGCCATAGCAGCTGCTAGCAGTAAAAATGGCGCTGCTAATGCTAGCACGCCCAATGCAGCTATCGCTGTTACTCCCGCAAGCGCAATGAAAAAACCGGTTACTAAATTTTCATGCTCGCGTAAGAATATTACAAAATTTGTTAGCCCCGACATTAACGTAGACAGCACACCGCTTAAACGCTCGACAGTATCTACGCCATTTTGTCTCCACGCGTGCGTAAGATCGCTCCATTGCGCGCGTAGTTGCCGCACTATCTCTGCTTGTTTTTCTGTAACTACGCCAAGTTTTTGTTGTCTGCTAAGAAGTGCATCTATCTCATGCGCGCCTGATCGTAATATGCTTATTAGCGCAGGGTCTATACCAAGTCTTTGCCCGAGCGCAAAAGCCGTGGGCTCCGGCATGCTTTGCAAGCGCGCGCCGATATCGCGCAGTAACTGAAAGCCTGTTTTAACGCGCCCAGAAGCATCAACAGCAGCAATGCCGAGCTGGCTCAAAACGGGTAATAGCGCGCTGTTTCCTGTAAGCGCAAGCTCTAGCAGTTGTCCATTTAACGATGAGATTATTGATTGAAAAGCTTCAGATCTTCCGCCCGCGCTCTCGACCGCGTTACCCCATGCGCTCACTGTTTCTGTCGACAATCCGACAGTTCTCGAGAACAAACCAATCTGATCTGCGTATGCTATAGATTTCTGCGTATTCGACAGTAACGCGTTAACAGATAAAAAACTAACTGCTGCAGTACCGAGTTGCGCGGCTACATTAGCGAACGACGATCCAAGCTGCGCTGTCGTTTTATCTGTTTTTTCTATTGACGCTTGTAGATCATCAGTAGTTTTTTTTGCGTCTTTTCTTCCTCTTTTTAAAGCGTCAGTGTCGCCTTTAAAGAGGATAGTGAACGTATCGAGAACATCCATTAGCGTTTCAGTTTTTCGTTGTGACGTTTTACGGCGACGTATTCATTATAGCGATCTACTGCTATAATCTCATACATATCGTATGCGTCTTCTAAAGAGTATATTGTTCGCAATTCGTGCAATGTTGCTTTGTTATTTGATATCAAAGCTCCGACAAATCCGTCGACGTTTGGGTATTGTTGTTGCTCTGCACTTTCGATATTAATTGCGTTAATACATCGAATACGTCGCCTTTTTGAAAAAAACTATAGTTGTATTTGAACATTTCATACTCAATACGCAACAGCGTTTCGCCGTCAGGCACGTGATTTTTTATCAACGTCTCGCTATCAAGTTTTATCTTTTTATCATCAACAACAGCACAAACAAAAGATAAAACTTTTAGCATCAGTTTTTGATTATCTTCATACTTACCTGTAGATGGTGCGCCAGTCGTTGGATATTGCGTCAAAACTTCACGCGCTGTTATGCAATCGAATCGATGCAACAGATACTTTTTTTCATCACCATCTATTGTAGTTACCGTGATTTCGTGAGGTGCTATCATGCGGGGTTCCAAACTGCGTTTTCAAAATCAACACTATACATTTTGCTCTTTATGCGTCCTGTTTGCATAGCATCAAGACCAAAATCATACTCGCGTGTCGAGCCGCCGGTCAATCTTAAAACGTCTCCACTGGGATAAGTCACGATCCATGTGATCGTTTCCCCTGTAATTATTTTCCCGGGACCGATTCGATTACTATCAAAAAGCAACGCCATATTTTTGTCGCTGTCAGAGCCTGCTATAAGATTGACTGTTTTTTTAACGACCGTTGGTGTTGACCACTCCACTTTTTTACCGTTCACATTCATCGCAGAATCACCGATCTGTAACGGGTCACCAGTTAACGAATCGCCGTCATCTGCAAATTCTGTAATCGTAAACCCCACGGGAAAAGTGACCGGCGTTTGTACTAACAGCTCTATACCTGTCGATGCAATGCGCATACTCATGTGTTACCTCACGCTATAATGTCAGAACCTTCGATCTTACGGACTGAGTTATTTTTGCCATAAACTAACAAATAATTTATATTGAAAACTTCAGGACTCGGCTCTGTTATGTACACTTTTAAGTAATAGCCTTCTGTTTGTACAGTAATCCAACCATCTGGCACCCCGGTCAACGATGCTATTTGAAATTTTTTAGCGTTACTAAAAATGTTACCGACACTAATCACACCATTCGTTAACGCTTGATCAATAACACCTTGCAATGCTGCAGTGACTATCGCTATACCGCGCTGCTGCGCAGGCACAGACGGGTTATCGAGCAGAACGTTACCGAGCGCTGCGCTTAGTGACTTATTTAGCCAAATTTCATTATACGCAACACCTAAATCTATAATAGATCCGTCATCAGTACCTATCGCATACCCTCGCTGATAAAAGTTGATTGTTGCACCGTTTTTTTGCGTTTGTCCAACGTAGTTTATTCGCAAGTTATCGTAGTAGTTAGCATCTGAGTCGCTTGTTACAAGCGGCGTAGATCCGTTATACTTAAACATAAAGTTAGTTACGCTGTTCGATTGATCATAATTAATTGCAGCGACTTCCGCTGCAGGTAAAAGCCACGGATATTCAGTCGTTAAGTTTACATCACGTAACGTAAACGCAGCATTTTTTCCCTCATCACCGCTTAACGCTGTAGTGTATGTAGTGACATCAGTAGCCGCGGTTCGTTCAGTGAGTACTGCAAATCTGTATGCATTCTGTGCAAAGTATTCTGCTGCAGTTATGTTATCGTCTGTTGTCGGCTCGAATGTAAACGCTAGCGAACCGAATTGATCGTTAACGTCAGTAAGCTGCGTTAAGTAATCAGTGAGTGATAACGCGGCGGCGCCATAAGAGTATACAGCGTTTGCAGTCCAGCCCAATAGAGCTGTAATGTCAGTTCCAGAGTCCGGCGACTGAACGTTGACCGGCGCAGCACCGGCAATACCCCCCAGCAGCTCAAAATCTGTACCGAACAATACTGCAGCCCCTGCCCAAACCGGGAGTGCTGATGCCGCTTGTATTGCAGTCTCTACGATATCTGCAACGTCAGCTAGTGATACTGCTAGCGTGAAGTCAAGACCTGTAACGTCTAGCGTGTCAGTACCGAGCGTAAGCTTAAATGCGCCGTCATTTATCGCATTAAAATCAATAATACTACCAAAGCTTTTGGTTCCAAAAATAAGCGGTACCGTGGCGACCTGAGGCCAAAACGCGAAGCTTATTGTAGACGGTGACGTTCTGAATAGTGGTCGCTGGTAGCTAAAATAGTAAGACGCTTGCGAGTACTCAACGCTAGACGTTCCGTAGTATTCACCTACCTGCGCTGCTGAACTGAATTGTAAAATTGTCTGCGTCGGTGTTAGTGTATTGTCTGTTATCAAGCGAAGCTCTAGCACCGCCCCGGGTATATTTCCTGCGCTCAAAAGCGCGCTGTTTATGTCAACATATCGCGTAAATGAAATAGCCACTTCTCATACTCCGATGACGCCTGCGCTTACGGGCAGCGCAGGGGGTACTATAGTTGTTAGTGTTCGCTGATAAACTAGCACACAATCAAATGAAGGCTCTTCTCTGTACTGCATGCTGTCATTTAACACCCGCGGTGTTCTTATCTGTTGTATTCTTTCTATACCGATGTCTACAGCTGATAACTCATTTATCGCGTCTATAGACTGTAAAATTCCCGCAACCAAGTCTATTATGTCGCTAGCTGTTAGTCCATTTATATCTGCAACATCTTCTTTTATAGTAGCGTTGAATTGATACGTATCTTCTATAAAGTATCGCTCTGTTTTGTCAAAATTGGGTGCGAGGTATAGGTATGAGCGTCCCTGCGTACCGTATCGCCTCGCATAAATTTTTGTGAAATAGATTGCTGGTGCTGACGATGTTCCTTGAGTTGAAGACGCAAAGTTTTGCAGCACTGCAATGCCGCTTTGCCCGTATCTTGCAAGTCCGTTTAGCACTGTCGATCGTAAAGTTGTTTGCACTAGCGCGTCTGTAATCACAGCGCAGTCTCCGCTGCTAGTTTAACTGCATACACTTCACGCCAGCCGTCTTGCTGACTCCAATCTGTGCTACTCAACAACTGAAATGTAGCATCACGATATACAATCTGATCACCTGAATAGTCACGATCTACAGAAAACAAAGCGGAGTTAGTAAACACAGTAATTGCGTCGCGACTAAAATCAAGACCGAGTTGCTGATAATATTCGCGCGGTAGAGCTTGTATACTGTCGCGTAGCGTAACCGGCGCTGCGTATGTGTTGACCGGTCTCCCCCGGTCGTCAATTGTTCGTCCTGTAAACGCATAATACACATATACTTGACGCGCTATAAGTTGTATTGCTTTAAGATATATGTTTGAGCCCGGTATCGACATGACACGCTCAGCTTACAGTATACGTAACCGTTTTTTGCATTACGCCAAAATCGACAAGTGGCTTATCTAGCGACCCCACTGCTGTTTTATTAGCGCGCTTACGAAGCCGCGCTTTTATTGTACTTTTCGCTAGGGGGGGCTGATATACGTCTGCTATTTGCGCTGCTATCTTTCCAGAAGCTTGCAAGCCCAGTTGCTCAAACGTTTGCTCTACTGTCTTACTTCCCTTTAGTATCTGCTTACTACTAGACTTTAGAAACTTACGCCATGTCGCTTTTTGCTCTGCTATTGTCGGTCGCATAAAAGGCCGTGGTGGTATCCTACCCGATTCGCTCCCAAACTCTTGTATGCTTGCAACATATGCAACTGGTGTTGCATTTTTATCGTCGTAGCGAGAATTAGAAAACCATCCGACGTTTAACTCTTTTGATGAAAAATCTTTAGTCAATTTTGCTAACGCGGCTTCAGCTTTAGCATTAATTTTACGTTTAACTTTCGGCATGATTATTGTGTACTCGGTATGAACTGACCACCCGATCTTCTAAATGAGCCGAGCTCATTATTGCCGCCGTAATACACACCGCCGACACTTGACTTAGCTAGCAATGCTGCAAGCTGTTGTCCGTAAGCTGTTTGATTTAACCACCACACAAATTCGGACTTTGTATCAAACGCTTGCACACTTACTGAGATTTTATCTATAGAGCTTGACGAAACAAAACCACCTTGCCCTATCGTTGCCGACGCGCCGTCCGGGTTATTTGCAACTTGCAATGTAAGCAAGTGTGCTGTCATCAAGTTTAGCGCAAAAGTGCGACACGCAGTATTGAGAAAAAACTGAGTATCAATATTCGACACATAACAAACAGCTTGATTCCAGTATGTTTCTATCACTGCGTCAGTAAACGGCGGATCCGGAAACTGATTGAAAAATTGTGCACGAAAAATAACAACATCAAACTCTATTATGTTTGACATGTTATCACACTATCATGTCGTTAATGCTAGCGTCGTTAGCAGCTTTTTCTTTTGCCTCTTTCTCTAGTCTTTTTTGCTCTGCTTCCAATTTTTTAGGTGTTAACGGTGCACTTTTGTCGTCGTCATTCATGTCGTTTATTGCTTTTTTTGACTTGTATTCTTTCGTACTTGCGAGTACAAATCCGCGCTCTACATGACGCTTAAAAACAGGATGTTCTAAAAGTAGCTTATATTCTTCATCTGTAACTTTAGTAACAACACCCTTCGGCGTTACAAAGTTTTTATTTGCTACATGCGCTCCGCCTTTTACAACGATTTTTTTGATAACCTCTGGAGAATCTTTATCTTTAACGCTAGCATCGTAAAATGCATATGCTGTAGAATTACTTTTTGTAGAATAAATATAAGGCATTTTTAAATTCCTGATGCGCGATAAACATTATATGGCCTTTTCAACATGACGCCCGCGGTTGCGTTACTGTATGATTCAACAGTACCTTTTGCTAGCTTTTGAACGCCAACCGTCTGAAATTTTGCCGGTACTGGTTGAATGTAAGTACGCATATCGTCTGTAGATGTATTTTTATTAATATCATCAGGTGTTTTTGAAGCACTTTCTAAATATAAGTACGCTACGTTTTCACCGCCGTCTGCGCCGTCAAATTCTGGCACGTTAACGACACGAGTGTTCGGGTACGAATCACGCAGCCACGCCATAACACTGTAGCCGTTTGCTGAAGTTGTTTTTGTAAGCTGATCGTAAACAGACAGCGCAATAGCGAGAGTTACTTCGTCTGCGTCGTCTTGCAAATTACCGCCTGTACTTAAGCGTAGTGCTGCATACCAGCTTCTTATGTCACCTGTAATTTCATCAAATGTTTTTGTGTTCCACTGCGTGAAACCACTTGCACCAATAGCAACCGTTACATATGCAGGATTATTCGGGTCATTTAACAGACCGTAAGTTCTGTTAAGTCCGTTATTGAAGCCATAAAAACCTATCTGATTACGTTTTATTTCAAGCACTAGAGCTGCAGCAATTCGTTTCGATGCTGAGTTGTTAACATTCATCGCAGCCGCGCGCAAGTCTTCTAATACGCCATCACGCAGACCCTCTTCAAATCTTACGACTGTTCTGCGCTCAAAATTTGTATTCCAGCTGCTAAGCGGTGTATTAGTGTAATCGCCGTAAAGCGCAGGTGAACCGATCAACTCCATCACCCCTTGCACGACTTCTTCAGTCTGCCAATCCCCCTGCACTGACATACCAACTAGTACATCAATTGTACGTGCTTGCGTTATGACGTGAACAAAACCCGGCAACCAGTGTTGTAAAAATTGGATAGGAGTGGTTATAGATGGGGTTGTTAGCGGGTTTACATAATCATCAAGTCCGAACGTTCCGTGCGCGCTATCTTGCGCAAAAGATTCAAACATAGTTTGAATATGATTTTTATGTAGCCAAGCACCCATGGCCGGCAGATCATTCAAGCAAGCTTCTAACTGATGTGCTTCTGGCATGACGCCAGCGAATTTTGATTTCGCTTTTCCCGCTTCTAAAAAATGCCGCGGTGAGTATGACTGGCGCTCTTTCGTTACTGTTAAACTAGACATTATCAGGCTCCAAAATTTTTAGTAAGTTATGCGTATTTTAGCAAGTCCGGGCACGCCCAAAGTTTTATTTTGTTCTATGATTATAGCTGTCGGCACTTCTGCATACGTCGTGTTATTGTTATCTGGCACCCAGATCGACGCATCACCCAAAGCGCCCGTCGCGACTTCATAGCTCACGCTGTTACCCACTGTTCCCACGGTGTATAAATTCACCCATATTTCTCCCGTCGTTAACAACTCGCCTGTATCTTCATCGTTTAGATAATATGCAGGTTCTAACGTACCTGCTGCAGTTCCTTGAAGCGCGTAGGCTTTTGGTTGAATCAAAATACCAAGGAATTGAACCAGAGGGGGTGTTAATGTGCCCACCCCACCAGGCGTGGCAACGCCTTCTTCTAACCACGTATATGCGAATCCGATCGGGTTAGTAGAGTTATTGCGCCCCTCCGATCTCAAAGTCCAAGACTTTGCCCGGAGTGGACCCTCATTAGAAACCTCGCCCGGTAAGCCTGATGTTGCAAATTGTCTTACTGTAGATTGAAATGTCATTTTTATTTACTCCGCGCGGCCTTGAAAATTTCGCTAATAAAGCTTCCTGCAGCGCTATTTTTCGCACTGTCTGCTGTATATGTTTTTGTAGCATTCTGTGATCT